CTATTGAGTTTTCATGAAACTTGCAAATTTGTCTGCTGTCTCCTTGCGAACCTCTTTTGTCACATGGTAGTAGATCTGTCTGGTTGTCTGATCATTGCTGTGGCCAAGTCGTTTTTGAATCTCTTCTAAGCCGACTCCGGCAGCTGCCAGCAGGGAAGTATGCGTGTGTCTTAGCTTGTGTGGGGATAAATCCGGATTGTCGATACCCAGCTCCAGAAGGATCTTGCGCATTGGAGCACCTGCTCTGTCATAACGTAGCAGAGTACCGTTAATGTTCTGGAATACGTGTTCGGTGTATTCGGTGTGGGGATACTTCAGCTTCCATTCGGCTTGGCGAACTTTCATTCGCTTCAGGATCTTCAGCGTTCCCTCATCGACACCGATCACACGCCGACTGCTCTTTGTCTTGGGTGGTCTTACATATTGGCCTGTGATTCCTAATGCTCGACTAGTGGTCTTATTCACGGCTAGAGTCATATTCTCAAAGTCGATATCATTCCAAAGCAGTGCTGCAGCTTCACCCGGACGAAGCCCGGTAAAGGATAGCAAATGGTAATACTCATAGAGTGGTGGTTCAAGTTCTTTCGAAGCCTCGAGGAATCGGATGAGCTCATCTTTTTCAAGATACTTAGGCAAGGGAGTTTCAAAAGTTTCTTCCTTTGCCGGGAGAGTTACACCCCGATATGGTACTGCTGATATGATCTCTTTATCCATGGCATAGTTGAAGATCATTCTAAGTGTGATGTGGTAGTCTTCGACACGTTTCGGTGTAAACATTTTACTTAGAGTATTGATGACATCTTGGTATTTTCTCCTGCTAATCAGAGCCACATTTTCTTTACCAAGAATAGTATTTAACCTCCGAACCATGGATAACCGATTAACTGCACTCGTATGCCGGTGATTCTGAGCATAACTCTGCAGCCAGTGTTCAGCCAACTGCTCAAAGGTCATAAGCTTATCGGGGGTATAGTCTGGTAGTCTGCCAAGAGATTCGAATTCACCTGCCGCTGCAATAGCGGCTTTTTTTGTTGTGAATCCGCTCAAAGTTTTTTGACTTCTCCGGCCATCAGGCAGCCTGGGGAGCTCAACTGTAACGGACCACAGTTTCCCACGTTTTCGGTAATAGGGCATACGTGATACCTCCTTGTAAACAATTGTAAAATATGGGAAATGTAATTTGTGGACCAAAATTGCATAAAAGGCCTCCTTTAGGACTATACGTACGAAATACACCATAATACTTCATAATAAATCAGTATAATACTTGACAAGCTTGTCAGACTGATGTATATTTTAGATGGATCGGGAAACCGATTTAGACGAATATGGGGCTGATTCGGCTTTCGAGCCGGCAGCCCCTTTAGACTTTTTAAGGGGGATAAATATGCTCAGAGCAATGGTGTTTATTGATTTTGAGAATTTCAATATTGCCTTGGTAGAGTATTATCGAAAACTTAATTCTAGCAGTTCTTCAATAACCCCAAGATTAGACTACAAACAATTACCATGTAATATAGTTCAGATGCTAAAAAATGAGCACTGTTTATGCAAGACGTTTTTATTTGCTCCTAAGCCTGATTTATTTTTAATGGAAAATCCTAATAAAAGAAGCACCTACGAATGGCTGCAGGGCATGAAAAACTATGATAATTATGATGTTATAGAAGGCGCCCATGTATCGAGACCTATAGGTGATAATCCACCTTCTACGAAAAAAATCAATGATCAGAATACATACTACGTAGAAGAAAAGGGAACCGATATTAACTTAGCAACCCATGTTGTGTCCAAAGGCCTGTTAAACGCATATGACACAGCGGTTATTGTAAGCGGAGACTCTGACTATCTTCCAGTAATGAGCATCTTAAACACGATTGGTAAAAATGTTGTTGTTGTTGGTGTTTATGGACAACCCTTAACAAGGTTTAAACAGGTAACCGATCAGCAAATTACTCTTAAAGATAATTTTTTTCAAGACTGCTTAAGGCTTTAATATTGCCATTGGCATTGAAACAATTTGAATAGTAGGCTCGCTTATACCGAAAGGTAAAGCGGGCTTTTTTTATGTATCTTTTATCGTATCTCTATAAAAAATCAGCATCAAGATACTTTACAACAATGTCCAAGTATAATTGGCCGTTCTTCTCCATTACATTCTCAACAACAATATCAAAAAGCAACTCACTCCATATCCGCTGGTAGTTAATCCGTGCTTCGGCTTTTGGTAAATAACCAATCATCTTTTCCTTGTAATAAAGTTCAATTGCCGGTTCACCGTTGAATCTTGTAGCCACGAATGAAATTGAATCACCTGGGCTCATTTTCCGAATGGTTTCTTGTCTGGAGGATCCGCCTGCATTATTGTAAGTCACTCCGGCTACATAGGTCCGAAATGCTCTATGATTTGTACCTGTAGTAAAATTATTAATGTTTATTCTGTTCATAGACGAAACCTCAACTTCAGAATTTAGGACTTTCTCTCCTCTGTAAAAAGGTATAAGGGGACAAATAGGGCAGTGACACCCACGATTTCTAACAGAAGTTTTGTGAAATCTATTTCTGCAACCATAAAACTTAATTCTTGCTCTGTTACCCAGATTGGTTCATAGATCTGACCGTAACCAATATTACTATCATTTTGATGGACTATGTTTTTTGGAACGAGGACTATACACAATAGGAACATTAGAAAGGCATATAATGTAATAATGAATTTTCTTTTCGTGTTCATGGATGAACCCCCTTCAATCTATACTGCTTCTACGGAGCTACATGTTTTGTCATTAACCTTTCTTTAAAACTTCGCTCTCAATTCTACTACCTTACCCACGATAGTAACAGGAAGAGCAGCAATTTGCTCATTTGAATAGAATACAGGTTCGTAACTTGGGTTCGTCGGTATCAGCATGATGCCTTCGGACCCATTTTTTATTTTCTTAATTGTCGCATCGAAACCATCAACCAGGACAACAGCGATATCCCCGGTGCTGCAGCTTGACTGCTGACGAACGATGACTACATCGTTTTCAGAGAAACGCGGTTCCATGGAATCGCCCTTAATCTGCAAACCGAAGTAAACCCCGGTCGAGGCCATATTGTGATCAATCTCTTCGTAGTCAATGATATCTTCGATTGCTTCGAGAGGGATCCCGGCGGCGATCCGACCCAGGACGGGGATCCAGAGACCTCCGGTTGAGCGAGGAATACCACTATTTACACCCATTAAGTTATCAATGGAAACCTTGAAGATTTCTGCTATCTTGGCAAGCATTTCCGGATTGGGTGATGATTTGTTTGATTCCCATTTAGCAACTGTCTGTTGTGAAACAAAAAGAATTTCTCCGAGCTTTTTTTGCGATATGTTACTAGATTCTCTTACTTTACGAAGTTGTTCTCCAAACATCTAATCACCCCTTTCACCTGCAGAATACTACTTACGGTTGTATTTGTAAAGAAAAATTTGTAAATCGAGCGTTGACAACAACCAAAAGTAGTGATAAGATTAGCATAAACAACATAAGGTTGTTTCGAACGGAGGTGAAAACAATGAAAAGTTGTATTAAAGAGTTTCGTGAAGTAAACAACTTAACTCAAGATGATCTAGCAACTTTAATGTGCGTTTCCCAGCAAGCGGTTGCTAAATGGGAAAACGGAGTATCGTTTCCGAGATCAGAGCTTCTGCCTAAGTTAGCCAGGGTTCTCAAGTGCTCAGTAGATGAGCTACTGAAGTCAAACGTGAAGGAGGTGGAGTAGGTGGGGGATAGCAATGAAAAGAGCTTCTGCCAACAGCGGGAACTGTCGGTAGAAGCCGATGCGCATACTAATAAAGAGAATTGTAAAAATTCATTAAATAATGATGCGACCATACCAAGCAATGAAATGCTTTATGAGCAGATGAAACTTCTTCAAGAGCGTATAGCTTTACTAGAAAGACGGGCAGGTGTTTTTGCTGGTCAATTTGATCTTGTGAACACTTCTATTACAAACATTGTTCGGACAGTAAACATGTTACACAAGAACCTTTATAAGGAGATATCTGAAAGCCTTATTGCTGTTGTTCATGAAGTTCTAGGAAGCTAAAACGACGTTTAAAAATGCTCTACCTAGAGGTGTAAGAATAACACAACCTTGTTTTGCTTCAACTCCTTTATGGGATTTTGAGAACTCCGCTACCATTGCTACACATTCAGGGGAATGCTCAAAGCAGGCATAATCTTCTTCTCCCTCTGACACGAGATCATAATGTAATTCGAGAAGACCCAATTGAGAAAGGGCACTCAAGGATAAACTTTGATTTTCGATATCTCTATAAATTGGATTTGCCATAAAAATATCTGAATATAAGACTCTATAAACAAAACTTTTCGGCTCATACGGAGCTGAATACCTGATGATTGGATATTCCGAAACGTTTGAAAACAAACCAAGATTTGATGCATCTCTAGGGGATAACTGATTGATAATTGTAGAGAAAATTGGGTGTATTTTATCGGCTGATTTTGAGTCGAACAACGAGCACAAGAGTTGTTGATACATACCTCTTAACTCTGGACTGTCATAACTAAAACGAGATCCATTCATAATCGGTTCAAAAATCTGCATATTGGGGTTTCTTAGATCTTCACCCGGGATTTTTTCGATTCCTTGAATCGCTACTTCCTCGAATTTTTTCTCTTTGACTTTGTTTTCTATTCTCTGTAACTCGGCTTCATGCCGTTTAGGTTCTGAAAATCTAAGGTTTACCCATTCAAGTATTCCTTTCCCTACTTCTGAAGCAATTGGCAAAATTATACTCTTTTGAGCCTCTGTAACAAGCTCAATCTGCGGTTCAACTGCTTTTGCAACATCGAGTGCCTTGCCTAGTAACGCTAATTTATCCAGTTCATTCAAATTAACACACCCTTTCAATTCAAAAGTAATTAAATAATGGAGGGAACTATGCCCGAAAGAAAATGGTTGAGAGACCTTCGAAAATCATACGGTTTGACACAAAAACAAGTAGCGAAAGAACTAGGTATATCGACAAGCTATTACACACAACTCGAAACTCACAAGATGTTTTTGCATCTTCGATTGAATCAAGCGGTCAAGTTAGCAGAGGTTTTCAATGTTGATGTTAATGAGATTGCTAGGTTGGATCAGGAGCTGTGGAGTTGAAAGGCAAGATGTAGCACCATCAGGCTTAATGGGAGAGTATTCAGTTTTTACTTTTTCTTGGTTGATTTGGTTTGGGCTAATGCACTGGCTGCCGCGGTTTTCGCATTGTCGCTGTAACGATTATCGCGAAGAACCTTGGAAGCTATTGTTGCTACTTTCTTACTGGTTTGTTTTTTGTTCGCCATTGTCTCACCTCCTTTCGAAAACACAATATATAGTGGTTTGCTAATAATAAAACACAATATATTGATTGATTCAATTATAATGAGTGTGAGGGTAGTTGTCAATAGATATTTCTACCAAAATTCTACAATTTTTTATAAAGAGGAGTAAATCATGCCAAAATCCAGACTATATCCATTTTCGACTCAGAAGCACGCACACGATATCGAGTTTGCACTGAATAGAGCACACAACATCCGGCATGATATGGAAGTTGGCGAGATGCCCAGCACACCCAAAGAATACAAAGCAATATGCAAACACTGTGTGGAACTCGAAGATCTTCTATCGGCAGTCACGAACAGCCGAGACGGCAAGGTCTGCTGGCTAACAGGTAAACAATTGATGTTAGCCAGGGAACAGGTTGCCTGGGCATACAATCAGAGAAACATTGCATAAGGAGGAATCACAATGCTAAACATTACTCAGTTAATGCAAAAGCCCCAAGCTCCAGAAACGGATATCAGGGAGCTGGTTTACACACTTACTGAAGAAGAACTCTATAAACTTCTTGGAACAATATCCGGATTAATCGAAGGTCGAAAGCAAGCAAAGAAGCGAGAGGAAGAGCTCAAGTCAATTTATGCCAAGCAAGCTCACTACGATGAAATTGAGAGCATGCGCCCCTTAACTGCTTTCGAAGCAGCCAATTTGCTGGGAGTCAGTATCAGCACAGTTCGCGAGATGACTCGGCGCGATTTGTCCATCGGTGGTTTACGTTGCGAAACCATTGGCAGACGAATCGTGATCCGGCGAGGTTATGTGGATGAGTGGATAGCCACAAATCGCAAGAACAAGTAAGGAGGTTAATCCATGTTGATCGCTATTAAAAACCCCGGTGAACCCTTGGCTTTCAAAGTCGTTCCGGAGATCTCTTTGAAGCTTCTCCAAGCTCAGGTCCTCGGTTATATTGAAACCTGTTCAACTTCAGCTTTGCGCAAACTGAACATCGTCATGATCATTAACGAGGAAGGGAAGTTGCGAGGTATGCCGACAAACTTCTGGACCAAGGGTGATGTAATTGTTGGCCCAGTTGTCTTTGTTAGTCACAAAGGTGAAGAGTTTGGACCGCTTTCAGAAGCTCAGGTTAAGCATCTAAACGAACAATTTATAGATCACAAGATCTACCGGGAAGGATGGGAGGAGGTCAAATGAATGCCAAAACAGTTTCTAAGATGCCTAAGGTGTCACCTAGATTGGAATGTTTCAATCCATTATTCACCACCAGCGAGAGGTTACATTTGCCCGAATTGCGAGAAGAAGAGAGCCATGAAAACACTGGAACGACTGAAGCAGAAGTGCGGTTCATCAAAAGATTGATCTCCGGTATCCTGATCACAACCATCATTCTTTGGAACATCATTGCTTCATATTCGTTCCGTGGCTACTTTGCTGTTGGCGGCGAGGTTTTCCTCATAACAGCTGCTGTGATTTTTGTTCCAATTATAGTTGACAAGATCGAGAGGAGGATACGCAAACATGGCGGAGTTCATCCAGGGAAGCAGAGATTTTAATACAGCCGTTTACTCGAAGAAAAGAATCTGTGCAACCTGTGGCAAAGAGTTTCTTTGCACTCCGGACTGGGTTTATCGAAAAGGATCCAAATTTTACTGTAAATACTCCTGTTTGCACAAAAAAAGTCGTGCCGATGTGCAACCATCGAACACGACAAACCACGAAAAAACCATCTCAAAGATAACATATTTTCGAAAGGATGTAAAGAAGAATGAATAACATTGAACTCAAAATGAATCTCAAGAATGAAACAAAGACCTGTTATCGGTTTGAATACGAAGCCGAAGACGGTACGTTCATGACTCTGTATCTCAAAAAGAAACAGGTGGATGATGCGAAGGTCGATCCGGAAAAAGGTATTGTTGTCCGGATCAGCCAGGAATAATGGCTGCCGAGAAGCCGGTAGTTCGATTTCACGAATCTTTTCTTCGTGTCAAGCTACCGTATCAACTTAAAGACGTAGCGAAAAGCTCAGGGGGACGGTGGGACCCGTTCAATCAAGAATGGGTCCTCACACCCACTTCAGAGTCGGTAGAAGCTCTTGGTAACGTTGCCGGGCTGATTGTGGACCTTTCAGCAATGCACCTGTTCAGAACGGCTCAGAAGTCTAGTGTCCCAGTTGTTAAAACCGCTCAGGACCCAATAGCAGATATGCTGCTTAAGCCCGGGATTATACCCATGGGCCACCAAGTTCAGGGATTCAATTTGGCATTACAAAAGTTTGGCTATGGAGTCAAGCCAATGAATAAATTAGGGGGAGGATATGCACTGCTGCATGATCCCGGTTGTGGCAAAACGCTGACTGCAATAGCCATTGCTTCTCGGCTACATCTGGACTGTGGTATTCAAAGGATCGTTGTAGTTTGCCCGGTATCGGTTATCCCGGTGTGGCCAATGGAGTGGCAGAAGTTCTCACAGGTCAATGCAACGGTGACGATCCTTACCGGCACAGTCAAGAACAAGGAAAAGCAACTAAAAGGCCTTCGCTCACAAGGTCTGAATGTGGTCGTAACTAATTACGAATCCCTGTGGCGAATGGATGAGGTGGTGGCTGCATGGAATCCGGACATGATCATCTGTGATGAAAGCCACAGAATCAAGAACTTCGACAGCAAGCAGAGCATAGCACTTCATTCACTAGGAACAGTCACACGGTTTCGGATTATCATGACTGGGACAGTGATCACCAACAAGCCATTGGATGTCTGGAGTCAATTCAGATTTGCGGAGCCTAAACTTTTTGCCAGCAGCTACTATGCTTTCAGAAATCGCTATGCAACTATGGGAGGGTTCAATGACAAAGTGGTCGTGGCATATAAGAAGCTCAATGAACTCTCTGAAAAAATCTACACTGCAGCACACCGTGTGACCAAAGCTGAAGCATTGGATCTTCCGGAATACACAGATCAATTCCTTTACTGCACACTCGAACCCAAAGCTCGAGCCGTTTATGAGCAGCTCAAAGAAGATGCAGTGGCTGAGCTCGAACATGATCACATTATTACAGCACCAAAGATTGTTACCAGGATCCTTCGACTTATGCAGCTGACCGGTGGATTTGCTAAGGCCGATGAAGCGGAAAACGTTTCATCTGTCAGCATAGCAAAATTAACCTTGCTTGAGGATACGCTGGAAGATCTTCTATATCAGGAGAAAAAGATCGTGATCTTCGCTCGCTTTGTAGCTGAGCTCGAAGCAATCGGCAATGTTTGCTCAAAGCTTGTTGGTGAGGATGGCGTTCGCCGGATTCAAGGAGCGACACCACAATCGCTTCGAGGGAAGGCAGTGGAAGACTTTCAAACCGATCCAAATGTGAAGTTGTTCATAGCACAAACAGCAACCGCCGGACTTGGCATCACACTTCATGCTGCAGACACTTGCATTTTCTATTCACTTGACTACAACTACGGAAACTATGAACAAGCGAAGGCCAGAATACATCGAACTGGGCAAAGAAATGCTTGCACAGCAATTCACCTATTAGCTAGTAAAACCATTGATGAAATCGTTCTTGAAACCGTTCAAGAAAAAAGAGATCTCTCAGCCAAGATCATCGATGACTGGAGATCACTGTTCAAATAAAGGAGGACAACTATGAATTTATTCGATTTAGCCAAAGAATACCGCGCTGCCAAAGATGCTCGACTTGAAGCCGATGCGAGAGCTGAGGAACTCAAGCAACTTGAAAAAGAGCTCGAGGAAAAGCTCGTTACCGAAATGGAAACCAGCGATACCAGTGAATTCGCTGTAGATGGCACCAAGTTTAGTTATAACACAAAGATCACTGCAAATTGCCCTGTAGCTAACCGTGAAGCACTGATCAATGCTCTCAAGCGCAAGGGTTTTGGCGATATTGTCAAACCTACCATCAATGCTCAAACCTTAACAGCCTTCGTCAAAGAGCAAGCCGATGAGGCCGGGAACTTACCTGAGTGGATCGGAAAACTTGTTACAACCTTTGTCGTAAAATCCATTGGCATGAGAAAAGCCACAAAATAAGAAAGGATGAAAAACATGTCTACAAATAAATTCGCTCTTGCAACAACCGTTTCTACCGATGATCATGATTTGATGCTCTCTGCCGAGGAAATGGCAGAGGAGACCGATGGCCTTTCTATGGTATATCCCAGAGTCAAAATTCCCTCCGGTGGAATGACTCAGTTCGAGGTCCCGAATCCAGATGATCCCAGTAAACCTAATTACTCTCCAGAGCTCAACGGTGTGATTGTTTTCCATCATCCAGCCAATGGTTATTGGCTCGAAGGTGATGTGAATCCTGTCTGCAGCTCAATCGATGGTAAGAGCGGTGTCGGTGATCCAGGTGGAAATTGCTCTACCTGTCCCTTGAATCAATTTGGCTCAGGTGAAGGTGGAGTTGGCAAAGCATGCAAAAACAGCCATGTATTATATCTATTACAATCCGAATCCACGCTGCCAATTCGCTTAAATCTACCTCCAACGGCGATTAGACCTTTCAGTAATTTTGTTTCCTTGGCATTTTTATCACAGGGCAAACGTACTTCTTCAGCTGTAATCAAAATCACCCTGGTAAAGCAGCAGAGCAAAAACAATCAATCGATTACTTACAGCGCGCCGGTGTTCACGGTAGCAGAGAGATTCAGCCCTGAAACCGAAAGAGCGGTATTGTCGGTGGTCAAGAACATTAAAGCAACGATTCAGAGCAGCCAGAAAAACGTAACAGAATATATTGCAGAAACGGTCCCGGCAGATGATGAGGATAGCCCGTTCTAAGAAAAATCATTTGAGAGGGGTGTCACAGCCCCTCTCATTTTTAAAGAAAGGAAGTGGATAGATGGCTCTATCAAAAAACGGCAGAGCAGCATTGATCTATGCGAATGAATTTCGACTTGCCGTAATTCCACTTCATTCCATGATGGACGGGGTATGCAGCTGTAAGAATCCAAACTGTCACTCACCCGGAAAACATCCTCGAACCGAAAATGGATTACATGAAGCCAGTTTAGATGAACAACAAATCACTAAGTGGTGGCACACTTGGCCAAACGCAAATATTGGAGTGGCCACTGGATCAGTTAGCGGAATCTTCGTCATTGATATCGATGGAGAGGATGGCGAAGATACTTTTTCGCTTTTAGAAGATGAACTTGGCAGCTTGCCTGAAACGTGGATTTCTCTAACCGGTGGTGGTGGCCGTCACATCGTATTCAAACACCCGGGCAATGTTCAGATCAAGAACCGTGTTAATCTCGCTCCTGCAGTCGATATTCGCGGTGACGGTGGCTATATAGTCGTTCCTCCAAGCAATCATAGTTCCGGGAAAGATTATGCCTGGGAGATCTCTTCACACCCCAGGGATATATCCCTTTCAGAGTGTCCGGAGAGCTGGATGCGAATGATTCTGAGTGGTCCCGGAATCACAAATACCCCAGTAGAATTGCCCGATGTGTTTCCGCAAGGATCACGCAATGCTTTGATGTTCTCGCTTGCATGCAGTCTAAGAGCACGTGGATTGTCTGAGACAGCGATTCTTGCAGCATTGGTATCAGAGAATCAACTACGCTGTAAACCACCTCTGGACGACCGAGAGATAAGAAACATTGCAGGATCAGCAGGGAAATATGACCAGGGTGAAGTTGTCCCAATGGAACTTCCCACCGATAAAGATGGTTTATTCCAGTCAATCAAGCTGAAAGCAGCGAGTTATATTCCGGGAACATCGGTTCCAGATGATCTCATGGAAGCCATGGCTGAGATGCAGTTGATGTCACCAGTGGACTATAAAATACTTCTTACAAATGAAATCAAACCTCGCACCGGGATGAGTGTTTCAGCGGTGGAGCAGGATACAAAGCAACGACTCAAAAAGCGCGATAAAGCCCCAAGGCTTACAGCGGTGCAAGAATCAGATGAACCGTATGCTCATAATTTGATAAAGAGTTTTCCGTTCCCGGATTATAATATTCGGATTCCGAATGGTTTTCTCTGGGATCAACGGGGGATATTCCTTCGCAAAGATGATCTTGTTAGAATCCCGGTATCCGGAACTCCAGCAGTGATCACGAGGATTCTGAAAAACATCGATTCAGAAGAACAGAAGGTTGAGCTCGTTTTTAGATCCTCCGGGAAGAGGGGATTCTGGCACAGTATGATCGTGCCCAGGTCAACAGTTTTCACTACGAAGAATATCGTCAGTCTTACTGATCGTGGATTATCAGTAACAAGCGAGACAGCAAAAATGCTGGTTAGCTTCCTTGACAAACAACTTCAGGATAATCCGGAAATACCTCAAACAGAAACGATCTCACGCTTTGGCTGGGTGACCGATGATTTCAAAGCGTTTGTTCCTTATGCCAGCGATGCTTTCGAAGAAGACTTTTCCGATGTCGGCGGTGATCATCTTATGAAAGGTTATCGAATCAAAGGATCCTTAGAATCATGGGTTCTGAGAGTTGGCAACGTATGTAAAAGTTACCCCATGGTTCGTGCTCAGCTAGCAGCTGGATTCGCTTCTCCCTTGATGGCACTGATAAATCAGCGAGTGTTCTTGGTCCATGTTTGGGGGCCGAGTGGTGGTGGGAAGACAGCCGGGGGATTCGCTGCTATGAGCATTTGGGGAGATCCTGAAAGCTTGAAGGTTTCATTCAATGCAACGAGGGTAGGCCTAGAGCAAACTGCAGCACTGTATACGGATTTGCCTATGCTCATCGATGAACGGCAAGCTGCAGCTGGTGGGAAGTCTGGATCCGATTATGTGAAGACATTGGTCTATATGCTGGGCTTAGGTAAAACGAAAGCCCGGGGTATTCGTGGCGGTGGCCTTCAGAAAGCAAAGACCTGGCGCACGGTGGCGATCACAACTGGTGAGCATCCAATCACCGATGTTAACATTGAAGAGGGTGTCAAAAACCGGATGCTAGAGCTCTATGGTAAACCGTTTCAGGATGATCAGTCAGTGGCTGCAGGGCTCTATAATGCAACAGCCGATTGCCATGGCTCAGCTGGGCAGAGATTCATTCAAGGCCTTATTGCTCTGATTACTAAGACTCCTGATTATTGTATCAGTCTCCATGATCGCTTTGTCAAAGAATTGGCGGTAGTCGAAGAACGAGGAATCTCACACATGACGATGACGGCTACCTTGTGCCTTGCTGATATGCTCTCTGGGTTGCTGATCTATGGGCTCCCGGAGGAGATCGCGTTTCAAGACTCTTTGGAGTTTGGTATGGTGTTGCTGGAAGACTATGTACAGTCAAAAAGCGGTGACGGTATTATGGGTGGCACAGACTCAGAGCGAGCATTGGAATACTTGGCCAGTGTGACACAGACGAATCAAGCGTTCTTTGGTATTGAGGGGCATAACGGTATCACTTGGGGCTTTGGTCTTGGAAACGATTCTGAGTATCTCAATATTTACCCTACTGCATTTAACAAGATCATGAAGGAAGGCGAATTCAATCCTCAACGCATCTTGAGAGACTGGGCTGAGGAAGGGATCATTAAGGTGCAAAGGATGAAGAACAAAGTTCAATATTCTTATCCAGTTAGGCCGCCGGGCGGAGATCGGAATGAGCGAATTAGAGTAATTTTGATTTCAAAGTCCGTTTTATTTCCGAAAAGCGAAGCAACTAACGATGGAACACCTTTTTAGGAGTACCACAGGAGTACCACAGGAGTACCACAAAACCTTGGTTTTTTCAATGTATTTAATAGTAATAAGTAGAATTAAACAGTATATACGTTGTGGTACTCGTGGTACTCCAGGTACTCCATATTTCATATGCTACATGTAATCCGTAAATTGGATATATATCAAATCGGCTTAAAATAGTTTAATGGTATATTTTTAGCAGTACAACAAGTACCACAAGTACCACATCTGAAAAGCATGCAAAAATCCGCGAAAAGTCCCATTATTTGTGCAAAAACGGTCACTATTTATACGAAAACCACATAAAAGTGAGGTGTACCACATTTGGAATTAGAAGTACCACAGTTTCAACTACAAAGAGATATTCTTACAGAACTTCAAACGTTAGCTGAACAAAGAAACATCCTTGATGAACGGATCGAGAAGGCCGATTCAATGCATCCGGCAATCAAGAAGAAATATATTAACACCTATAACAAGCTCACGGCTGATCGTGAACCTTTGGATATCAAAATCTTTGATCTCCAACAACAATTCACTCGCTGGGTCTTGGATGATGCTCCGACTCTGAAAATAGTCAACGAGTCAATATATAACATGATCCGAGGGATGATCTGTAATCTCCCAGCACCAGCCAATGAAGAGCAGAAGAAACGAGCGAAGGCTGCTACAGTGATCTTCTATGAAGCTGCCGTTTTGAATGCATTCGACATTGTTGAGAACACCTGCAAACTGTTCAAGGAGGTTTATAAACATGGCGTATAAATCACCCTTCTCAAAAGCACCATTGGAGAAAGAGATCCAGCCACAAGTGAAAGCCGAGATCAAGAAGAACTTCCCAAACGCCTACTTGTGGAAAAATCACAATCAAGGAATCTATGCTGCCTCGGGCCTCCCTGATCTGATGTTCGTAGATAACGGTCAGCTTTATGCCATTGAGGTTAAAAGACCAGGTGAGAAACCTACACCGCTGCAGGAAGCTACTTTGAAAAGCTTATCGGATTCCGGGGCAAAGGTGACCTGGGTAGTCAGCAGAGAAGAAGCGAAAGCTTGGCTGATGGGATGGGTAGGAGGGACAAAGCCATGAACGATCACGAAGAGCGAATCCCCTATAATGTTTTAGAGGAGATATTTTCCGAATCAAAAGTAGAACCTAACATGGTAACCTTGCATGATTCTTACAAAGAGTCAAGATTAACCCTAGAAAAAGCCAATAAAGCGTATCTCGATGCCCGTGCTCAGTTAGATCGAGCAAGGTTGACTCTAGTTAAAGCATTAAAGCCGGGAGATGCGATTGATATTCTCTACGAAAATGATCCGGTAGAATTCGTTGGGTATGATCCAGCCGTGGGGATTATCTATAACGCTTATGGCGTTGAGAAAGAACGAGCTATCAATTGGTTCCAAGGCTTACCGGGAACAAATGAACTAAGTAAGTGAGGTGATAGGATGGATTGGAGATCTGTGGCTATAAACGACTTAAGAAATTATCTTTGCAAAAAGAACGGGTTAGCAAATGTTGATGAGCAGATAAAAGAACTCGAAGAATCCTTTCTCTCCCCCAAGTCTGCTCACATTGGTGATTTCAGTGGCGATGGTGGCGAGAAGCATCCGGATGATCGTATGGTCAACAACATGGTGAAGAGGGCGAAGCTAGCAGCTTCGAAGAAAGATGTTTCAAGCAATATTTGTGCAATTGAGAAAGCCCTGGGTGAATTATCAGATGAGCAGAAAAAGGTGCTGTGGTATTTTTACATCGACAGGAAAGATCATTATGTTGAGCTGCTTTGCGGATTATTGAATGTGGAGAGGGCAACGGTTTATAGGATCAAGGAAGCAGCACTCACAAGGTTTACTTATGCTTGTTATGGAAGAGTGGATTTGTAGGTTAAAAATGGTTAAACCCCTTCCTTACTTGCCTCGAAAATGGTATAATTAGGCAATAAAGGAGGGGGTTAAAGTGGAAAAAGAACTACCAGATTTTCTTTATCACTATACATCTATTGAAAGCCTAGCGTTGATTTTGAAAAATAGAACAATTCTGTTTAACAACTTAAAAGATTTAGACGATTTAGAAGAAGGGTTCGCTCCGGATCACGAAAATATTGGAAAGTACTTTTTTGTAAGTTGCTGGACGTATTCTGATGAAGATAATATATCAATGTGGCACATGTATTCCGAAAAAATGCATGGAGTTAGATTAAGAATGCCAGTAAATCAATTTGATGATAAACCCCGGATACATGATGAGTTTAATGAATATTATAAATACTCGCCACATGATGTTATAGATACAGAAAAATTTTTTATGATGCTATTTTCTAATTATACCGAACCTGCAACAAGAACCTTCTATACTGACAATGAAGATAAGCTTAGAACGAATTTTTTTGTTCAAGATGAAAAAGGAGATATTATCCACACTAGTGGTAAAGGAGTATATAAGAGAAAATGCTGGGAGTTTCAGAAAGAAGTTAGGTATCATATTATGGTTAGACCGAAAGAAACTTACCAAGATTTTTTAACAAAAAGTGCAAAAGAAAACTGGAAAGACTCCTATTATCGAGAAGATGCAGTCAACTTCAGAAAATTGTTTCTAAAGATTAAAGATGATGCGTTTGAACAAATGGAAGTTATGTTGGGTCCGGGTGTTTCACCAGGTCAAAAAATCATTATTCAAAGCTTAATCGATAAGTATAATCCAAAAGCAACAATCACGGAAAGTCAGCTAACCGGTAAGATCAGAGTCTAAAAGATGAGATTTTTCTGAGACAAATAAGCAGAAAGTCTATGGTATAGTATAAACTAGAGATAGTATTCAAGAGCATCGTAATTCGGTGCTCTTCATTATTCTATTTTTGCCAAAGTATAACTGCAAATATTTGACAAATGCAAATTCAGTGATACTATATAGATACATGGTGATTGCATCATAAATAGGAGTGATTAATATGCAGGATACCGATTTTAAGTGGTTTCTAGAGAATTATCAAGCATTATTTCAAAAGTACGGATCTACTAATTTAGTTATTAAAAACAAAACAGTTCTTGGGACATATCCAACGTATGCTGCTGGCGTGAGAACAACAAGTAAAACCGAAGAGCTGGGAACTTTTATTGTACAAGAATGCAATGGTGATGAATCTGCTTATACGAATTATATATCATCTATGAATTTTCTTAATAAATAGTCCAGTGAATAATTAAGATGGGATTGATGTAATGCCAAATTCTAAACCAGCTTTTCATGCTTTTACTTTAAAACATACAGGTTTATGTAAACAGCTTATTACTGAAATTTCAGTAGAATACGAAGGAATAAAATTTTCCGGCAGAGCTTTATGGGATACTGGTGCTACTGGATCATGTATCTCGTCAAACGTTGTAAAACAACTATCTCTTGTTAGTACAGGGAAAAGTAATATGGCAACTGCTGCAGGAAGTAAAGTAGTCGATTGTTATCTGCTAAATTTTGATTTGCCAAATCATGTTAGAATTAACGATGTGAAAGTATCAGAACCTGATCTAGCTAATCAGGGAATTGATTTTCTTATAGGCATGGATATCATATTACTAGGGGATTTCATAATAAGCAATTATGGTGGGAAAACTGTATTTTCATTTCGTTTTCCTTCAAAGCAATGTGTTGACTATGTAATGCAAATAAATGTTGAGAAGAAGATAGGGCAAAAGCACGGTAATGGTAAGCGCGGAAAATAATTTAAAAAAATTTATCAAAGAGCATCGAGCAATCGGTGCTCTTTTTGTATGCGCTGAGACCGCTTCCTCCTTGTGGTCTTGGCGCATACGGTCATGTGGGAAATGTACGTGTTGTCTATTTAGAGCGTTGGGGTGGGAGCGTTGACACGTAAACTTGGGAGAATGAGATGAGCTGGCATACGGATCCGTTTTATCTTAAAAGGCAATGGAAGCGACTTAGAATCAGTATTCTAAAGAAAGATCGTTATGAGTGCCAAGAATGCAAGAAGCGAGGACGGTATTCGAGAGCATCTATTGTCCATCATGTGAAGCACCGGGATGAATACCCAGAACTTGAGATGGAAGAGTATTACATTGATGAACAAGGCATTATGCAACGTAACCTGATCAGTGTGTGTAAAGAATGTCACGAGAATATTTGTCATCCAGAGCGAATGCGTGAGTTGAAAGTTGTGAATGTGCCCGAAAGATGGTAGTCCCCCGGTCAGAAAAAACGGTGAATTAATTCATAACCCGTCTACTCGTAAGGGTCTAAGACAACGGAGAGACTCGCGCGCATGAGAAAAAAACCTGAAGGAGGTGTGCAAGTGGTCAAGATAACCCGAACTAAACTACGAAAATCCCTGATTGAGCAGCTGTGCGGAAAAAGAAAACCACCTGCTCACTACTCTGATTTGATTGAAGATTACCTCAATTTGTGGGAAACCAAAGAGCTGCTTCAAACAGATATTCGTGATCGTGGTATTTCTTATGAGACCTTATCAGCTTCCGGGGTGCCGATCACGAAGCAAAATCCATCGACAAAAGAAATCGTAAATGTCAATCGTCAAATGCTAACAATCCTGAAAGAACTGGGGCTCACTACGGCTAACTTGCGGAGCCATAAAGACGATGACGACGAGTTATAGTCTTGACAGTCGAATACAGCGATACATCGATCAAGTTGAAAACGGTGAGATCCTTGTTTGTCGCGAACAATATCAACTAGTCGATCTTGTCAAAAGCGAATTCGCAAAAGGCGAGATCTTTACTGATTCGGAGCAGCTCACTAAATACTTAGGATTAGCAAAATACTTTCCGTTCGATTCTTTATTTACCTGGGAAGAGTTCCTGATCGCGTTGCATCTGTGCACTTACTACAAAATTAACAAGCGGCCACGGTGGCCAGATTTATTCATGCTGATCGGGCGAGGAGCAGGTAAAGACGGCTACATAGCCATGGAGTCCTTTGCTTTAGCATCACCTTACAGCAATATTAATTCGTATGATATAGACATCTGTGCAAACGTTGAAGAACAAGCAATGCGACCGGTTAATGATATCATTGGAGCATTGGAATCTGTAGAGCACGAACAGAAGCTGCTGAAGCATTATCACCACACCAAAGAACTTGTCATCGGATTGGAAACCGGAGCAGTCATCAAAGGACGAACCAACAATCCTAGTGGCCGGGACGGCATGAGATCAGGTATGGTGGTGTTCAATGAGATACACCAGTACCTGAACTATGCCAACATCAAAGTATTCAAAACTGGTCTTGGAAAAAAGAAACATCCTAGGCAACTCTTTGCAACTACTAATGGTGATGTGAGAGATGGACCTCTGGATGATATGCTCAAGCAGTCGCTTGAAATACTTAACGGTGAAATACATGACAATGGAATGCTGCCGTTTATCTGTCGGCTAAATCATAAAGATGATGCTCATGATGAAAAGAATTGGCAGATGGCAAATCCCTCGCTGCCATATTTGCCTGATCTCATGGAAACAATCAGAAAGGAATATCTAGACTGGGTACGAAACCCGGTAGCCAATTCTGATTTTATGACGAAGCGAATGAATCTACCCCAGACCGATATTGAAATGGCTGTGACAAATTGGGAGAACATCGCTGCGACTAATAAACCTTTGCCAGATCTAACCGGGAGAAAATGTATTGCCGGATTAGACTATGCTTCGATATCGGACTTTGCTTCAGTCAATCTACACTTTCTAATTGACGAACAACGGATTGATATTAATCATTCGTGGTTGTGTCTGAAATCTAGGGATCTATTCAGAATTAAAGCCCCATGGCGCGGATGGGCAGAGCGGGGACTTATTACTATTGTGGACGATGTTGAGATAAGGCCAAGTCTCATTGCAGATTACTTGCTTGAGCTTTGTCAAAAGTATCAGATCATCGAATTGGCGTTAGATAACTTTCGATATTTGTTGGTTGCAAGAGAACTGGAGCTCGCTGGTTTTAGTAAAGAACGAGATAACCTAGTGATTGTAAGACCGTCTGACATTATGAGAATTCACCCGGTAATCGAAAGTTGCTTTAATAACCAGCGGTATGTTTGGGATAATAATCCGGTGCTTCGGTGGGCAGCGAACAATACGAAATCTGTGAAGGCTGCAAAGAAAACAGGGGTTGACACCGGTAATAATTACTATGCGAAGATAGAGCCGAAGAGCAGGAAAAATGATCCTTTCATGGCTTTGGTAGCAAGTCAAATCAACGAAGAAAAGCTAAGAGAACCCGAACAAGTATTTGATGATCTACCGGTCATTGTTGGATAGTTCACGAAAGGAGGTGATTGATTGAATTTTTTTACTTGGTTAGCAACTGTTATAGGAGCAAGAGCTCAACCAGTATCGCTAAGTGATCCAAATCTACAAGCCTATGCCGAAGAGTATGCAGCAGCGGTTGAATTCCACATCAGAGAGTTAGCTTTCTGGTCGTGTATTGAGATTGTTTCTAATGCTGTGGCCAAATGTGAATTCAAGACTTATCAAAACGGTAAAGAAGCCAAACTAAAGGAATACTATTTGTGGAACATTGAGCCAAATCAAAATCAGAACAGCACAGTGTTTCTGAAGAAACTAATCTCAATGCTTTATCTGAGAAATGAAGCTCTGGTCATAGAACAAAACGGAAAACTATATGTCGCTGATAGTTACGATAAAAAAGAGTATGCCTTGTATGAGGACATATTTTCGAACGTAACGATCGGCGATTTTACATATAGTCGTTCGTTTTACCAGGGCGAAGTCTTGTATATGCAACGATCTCTCAGAAATATGAAGCCTGTCATCGATGCACTTTACAGCAGTTATGGCAAGCTGATCAGCTACGGGATGTCAACTTATCAGCGATCAAGAGGAACTAAGGGCATCTTTAAGTACGAAACTCTTCCGCAAGCGAATTCGCCGGAAAAGCAATACTTTGACATTTTGATTAATGAAAAAATCTCAAAATGGCTTAACAGTGAATCAGCTGCACTGCCTCTCGGCAAAGGTCAAGACTGGAAAGAGTTGACTCAGAAAACCTACAGCAGTGAAAGCACACGTGATATTCGTGCCATGATCGATGATATCTGTGAATTCACAGCTAGGGGCTTTGGCATACCACCGACACTTTTAACCGGGGTGGTGCAAGATACCAGTAAGGCGATTGATCAGCTTCTTACTTTCTCAGTTGATCCTTTACTTGACATGATATCCGAAGAAATCAATCGGAAGAGAAATGGCTATGCCGGATTTGCTAATGGTAATTACCTGAAAATCGATTCGAAGTCCATAAAACACATTGACTTGTTGAGTGTATCAACAGCAATCGACAAGCTCATTTCTAGTGGGGCATTCTGTATCAATGACATTCGTAAGCTTGTGGGTGAGGAACCCATTGATGAAGCATGGGCTAAAATGCACTACATCACAAAGAACTATGAACCGCTCACAAACCAAACTCTTCTCAATCCACCGGAAGGAGGTGAGTAATTGAAAAAAAGATGGGAATTCAAGCAATCGGCTGAAGGCAAATTAGAACTCTATCTCTATGGTTATATCGAGGGCGATTACTATGACTGGTGGAACGGCGAGACAATAAAAAGCGAAACATCAGCGAATTTTTTCAGAGAAGAGCTAGCAAAGTATCCGAATGTTAGCGAGATAGTTATGTATGTCAATTCCAATGGCGGAGATGTTATGGAAGCCATGGCGATTCGAAACCAATTGAAACGACATCCTGCAAAGAAGACTGCTTATGTGGATGGCTTCGCTTGTTCGGCCGCTTCGTTCATCCTAACCGGTTGCGATAAAGTTATCATGTATAGCAACACGATGCAGATGCTGCATCACATGTGGACTTATGCTGTTGGTAATTATAAACAACTTCGTAAGGCATCTGAAGATCTCGAGCAGATCAGCATTGGAAACCGTAAAGCATACGCTGAGAAATCCGGAGGGAAGTTGACTGAAGACCAAGTTGAAGAGATCCTTGCTAATGAAACATGGTTGACAGCGCAGCAATGCTTGGAATATGGATTGGCTGATGAGATCGTATCGGAAGAGAAAGATCTTACGGAAGCCAAAAAGCTTGCTCAGCTGCACAACAAAACTCTTGAACAACAGATAAGCTATAACAAGGCTTTGGTTGCTCTTGCTAAAGAATCACTTCAAAAAAAGGAACCGGAAAAGGTACCAACTCCCGAACCGGTAAAGCCGGTAGAAAATAAACCAATGAAATTTTTGTCAGCTCTTATGAGCAGAAAGGGTGATAATTAATATGCCTATGAAAAACCTTGATACCTTAATGGCACAGAAAAATGCAATCCTCTCCAAACTCAATCAAGCAGTGAAAGACGGTGACGAAGCCGTTTTTGCTTCTGCATTCGCTGAGTTCACCGATCTTCTTCAAGAAGCCGTATTGGCTGAAGCCCGTGGTATGATCCAAGCAGCGGACAATACTGTTCTCGCTGGCCGTGGTATCAGAGCTCTAACTAGTGAAGAAAACAAATTCTATCAAGCCTTCATCGAAGCGGCTAAATCAGCTAATCCCAAACAAGCTCTAACCGGAACCGATTATGTGTTGCCGAAGACTGTCATTGATGCTGTTATGCAGGATATGACAGAAGCACATCCTTTATTGGGTGCCATTGCTTTTGAGAATACTCTGGCCTTAACAGAGATTCTAATCAGTACCACCACTGGATCAGCGGTCTGGGGCGAGTTGACTGCTGCAATTGCCAGTGAGCTTGGAGCTTCGTTCAGTAAACTTGACCTCTCCAAGAAAAAGCTCTCCGCATTTATCCTTGTCGCTAAATCCATGTTGGATCTCGGGCCGGAATGGATCGATCGCTATGTAAGAGCCCTGTTGGTGGAAGCCAATGCAGCAGGTTTGGAAGGCGCGGTAGTCGATGGTGACGGCGATGAAAAGCCCCTGGGCATGACTCGTGCTTTAACCGGTGCTGTTGATGGCGTTTATCCTAGAAAAACAGCGATCACTGTTACTGCTCTGGATCAAACCACCTTCGGGACTATTCTCAATACTTTGTCTCAAGGGCCTAACAGCAAACGGCGAGCCATTCAAAAGATCATCATGGTGGTCAACCCGGCCGACTATTTTACCAAGGTAATGCCTGCGACAACGGTCCGAGCAACCGACGGCAGCTTCACCAAAGATGTGTTCCCCTTCCCGACAGAGGTGTTTTCGTGTTCTGGCATGCCTCAAGGTTATGCTGCATTTGGCATCGGTAGCAGATACTTTGCCGGTCTCGGTACTTCCAAAGGTGGCAAAATCGAATTCTCCGATGAATACAAGTTCCTCGAAGATCAACGTGCTTACCTGATCAAACTTTATGGCGACGGTAAACCGCTAGATGCCAATGCGTTTGTCTTGGCTGATATCTCTGGACTAGCTCCTTATGTTCAAAGAGTCTATGTGACCAACAGCGGCTTTGATGTTGATGCGACCATCTTTGATCAACCGGTGCTGGTTAATACCAACGATGCTCGGTTAGTTAGCTTGGCGATCGGTAACAAGGCTCTAACCCCGACCTTCAATAAGTCAGTCTTCGTCTATACCTGTGCTACCACTGATGCAACCAATACCATCACTGCTTTGGCCAAAGACGGTGAGGCAACCATTGCAATCCTCAACGGTGTGACCGCTGTAGCTAATGGCGCAGCTGCAACCTGGGCTGAGGGAGCCAACGTGCTAACTGTTACAGTTACAATCGGTGGAGAATCCGAGACCTATACCGTCACTGTCACTAAGTCTTAGTAGGACGGTGAATGACGGATGGCAGAGCCCTTACTTCTGTTAGATGCCGTCCGGAATTATCTTGATATTACGTGGCCGGATGCTGCCGGGGATGAAAAGCTCCTCGGCATCATCGCCCGCGGAATGAGATATTTAGACGGTGTCGCTGGCGTTATTCTCAACTACGAAAGCGAGGACAAACCTCGTGAACTACTTTTCGAGTACTGCCGGTATGTTCGGTCCAATGCCTTGGAAGAATTCCAAAATGCTTTCCTCGCTGAGCTACTAACGCTACAGATGAACGAGGAGGTGAAAGCCTATGCCGCTGCTCAAGAAGAAAATCCAGAACTTTAATGATGGTATAGTCAAAATCTATTCGGTAACAGATTCGACAACAACGGTTTCAATGCCGGTGGAGAAGTTAACCTTGAAAAAAGAGCTTCGCTTTGAGTCGCGTTATGTTGGCTTCAAACGGTATTATGCAGCCAAGCAGGCTAATGTAGAGGTCTCAAAGATCATTCGAATTCAACGACAACCTAATGTTGATCCTCAGGATGTAGCAATATTGACCGATGGAAAGCAGTATCGCATTGAGCAGATTCAAAACGTTCCGGATGTTGAACCTCCAAGCGATGACCTAACGTTAACACTGATTACCAGTCCATACACGATTTAGGAGGTGGCCAATGCTAAATAACATTATTGCGGTCATGCAAGCAATTGAGACTGCCATCGGACTGAGAGCTGCTCATTATGAAGCTCATAAAAAGTCAGATCGCTATATAGTATGGGCTGAAGATGGCGAAGGTGAATCGCTGGATGCTGACAATCACAAAGAGATCCAAACGATTACCGGGACAATTGACTTCTTTAGCAAAACCGAAAACGATGTAGCTATAGCTCAAATCCGGACCGTGCTAAATAGTTTTGATGGTGTTGCCTGGTCTCTAAATTCTGTGCAATACGAAGACGATACCGGCTACATTCATCACGAATGGCTATGGCAGGTGATTGCGAGTGGCTAGTGCTAAGATTCTACTCAACGATGAGTTCACTCTGAAGCTAAAAAATCTTGGCAAAGAGCTTGAGAAGGTAGCTAAGAAAGCTGTTTATGCCGGAGCTGAAATCATTGCTGATCAGGTAAAACAAAACCTTGTTGCATTGCCAGAAGAGGAATTTCGGAGGTTGAAAAAGGACGAACAATTTAAGGGCGTTCCGGTTCAACAAAAAAACGATCTCATTGAGAGTTTCGGCATCACAAAAATGGGCTATGACAAATATGGAGTTATGCATGTGAAGTTTGGCTTTGACGGCTACGGAAAACACAAGTCGAAGAAATACCCAAAGGGTCTTCCGAATGATCTTCTGGCTCGCTCAATAGAATCCGGATCAAGTGTCCGTGCAAAGTCTCCTTTCTTCCGTAAAGCGGTCGCTGCCAAAAAGGCAGAAGCTCAACGAAAAATGGAAGAGATTATCCACGAAGAACTTAATAAAATCACGAAAGGGTGATAAAATGCCACGAATTGGATTAGACAGTATTTTTATGTCAGAGATCACTGAGGACAGCCTTGGTAATGAGACCTACGGAACACCCGTGTTTTTAGCTAAAGCCATCTCAGCGAATGTCACAATTAACGACAAAGAAGCAATGTTGTGGACGGATGACATTCTCGATGAATATCATCGTGAGTTTAGTGACGGAGCGATTGATATGAACGTCAAAGAGATTTCGTCTGTAAATCAGGGGAAATTGCTTGGTGCAGTCATTGACTCGAACGGAGTTGTGGTTGATATCGGTGATTCTTCCCCACCTCCGGTTGCTATCGGATTTAGAGCTCTCAGGAGCGACAAGAGTTATGAATTCACCTGGCTTTACCGGGTGCAGTTTGGTGTTCCTGCAGAAAACAATCAAACCAAGGGAGATGCTGTTGCGTTTCAAACCCCGACTATCCAGGGTAAAATCATGCGCCGGCATAAATTGGATGGACTTGGTAAACGGCCTTGGCGCGCTCACGTAAACGGATCTGACAGCAATGTTCCTTCTACAGTTAAGACAAATTGGTTCCAGAGCGTTTATGAACCGGATTACACCACATCGCCGGTAATCACTCTGGCTGCTCAACCTGCAGTATTAACAAATGTTACTGAGGGAGCAATCAGTGGAACTATTGGAGTGACCGCATCGGCAACCGGGGGGACCTTGACCTATCAATGGTATTCTAATATCGTTAATAGCAATGTTGGTGGTACGGCAATCATAGGTGCAACTACGGCATCGCTAACTATACCTACTACGTTGGTTGAAGGAACTTACTACTACTACTGCGTTCTGAAGGCTAGTGTTCAACAGATTGCAAGCAACGTGGCAGCTGTAGTTGTGGCAGGTGCTTAGATGTATTGGGAACCTGAACGATCTGCAACGATCAAAATTGGTAAGGATGAGTATCCGATTCTTTTAACTCTGCGAGCCACTAAGGAAATTGCGAAGAAATACGGCGGGCTGAATGAGCTTGCAGAGATCGTGTTTTCGGATCAATGGGAAGCAGCTATTGATGATATGCTCTGGCTCATTGCTTTGCTAGCAAATCAGTGTATTGCCATCAGAAATCTGTATGAAAAATCTCATGATCCAATGCTGAAGCCTGAGGATATGGAGCAACTAATCAGCCCGTTCGATATCCCGACCTATAGTTTGGCCATCATGCAATGCCTTCAAGCCGGCTCAAAAAGGCATGTAGAAAGCGAAGAAACCGACTCAAAAAACTAACCAGCCGGGTAAGCGATGATGAATCGTTTGCCCGGCTTATTTATATAGCAACAGCATGCTTGCATAGAAATGAGCCGGAAGCATGGTTAATGCCGATTGGTCATCTGTTGGATCAGCGAGAGATCTATTGGCAATCAAACGGTATGGCCAAACCTAAACGGGAATATTTTATTGACGATGTATTACCAGATTATTTGTAAGGAGGTGAGACGATGGCAGATAAAGTCGGTTTAAAAGTTGGAATTGAGGGTGAGAAAGAGTTTAGAAACTCGATTAAGGACATTGAAACTTCTTATAAACTGTTAGGATCTGAGCTGAAACTTGCTCAATCTCAATTCGATAAAAACGATAAATCAATCGAATCCCTCAAAACGCGAAATGAATTTTTAAACAAAGAGCTCGATATCCAAGCTCAGAAGGTCGGTGTCCTAGAGCAAGCTGTTAAAAATGCAGCTGAAACTTACGGTGAAGCCGATGCTAGAACCATGAAATGGGCAACACAGCTTAACGAAGCGAAGCTGGCATTAAGTGAAACCGAAAAAGAACTATCCAGCAATAGCAAAGAAATGGAACGGGTCGGCAGAGAAACCGATGGCTCTAATACTTTGATGGGGAAGTTCAAAGAAGGTCTTAGCCAAGTCAAAGAAATGGCCAAACAAGTATCGCCAACACTAGCTGCTATTGGCGATGGCATGAAGAAAGTTGGCAGTGCTTTAGTTGGTGCAGCTACAGCTATCGGCGCCGCAGCAGTTGCTACCGGCAAGGCTGTTTGGGATATGACTCAACAAACAGCAGCACATGGTGACGAAGTCGATAAGATGAGCCAAAAGCTTGGTATGTCCAAGGAAGCCTACCAAGAATGGAATTATGCGCTTGCTCAAAGTGGAGTTGACATTAAAGGCATGCAAGAAGGTATGAAAACCCTAGGGCAAGCTACATATGATGCAGGTCGCGGTGTCCAATCTGCAAAAGACAAATTCGCGGCTCTTGGTATTACCATGGATGACTTGGAGGGCAAAAGCCGAGAAGACATATTTAAAATGACAATCAAGGCTCTGCAGGGTGTTAGCGACGAAACTCAAAAAGCAGCCATAGCGAATTCTCTTCTTGGCGGTTCTGGAGTGGCCTTAACTCCCTTGCTTAATACCTCGGCCGAAGCCACACAAGCATTGCTTGATCGTGCTCATGAGTTAGGTTTTGTCATGTCAGACGAAGCCGTGAATGGAGCCGTGGTTTTCGGAGACTCCATGGATGATCTCGGCAAAGCGTTTCAGGGTGTCAAGACAAACATTGTGGGTGATCTGCTTCCTGGATTCAGCATGGTCATCCAGGGCCTTACTGATTTGCTCTTAGGCAATGAGAATGCGAAGGAGAAAATTAAAGCAGGGGTTGTGGAAACCGTTCAAACAATCAAAGACGTTTTACCCCAAATCAAAGACACACTCCTGATGATCATCGACATCGCTGCAGAAGTGATACCGGATATTATCCAGGCTATCATTGAATTCATCACAGAGAACTTGCCTGAAATTGTGCAGATGGGTGTTGAATTGGCACTAAAGCTGATTACTGGGATTGTTTCGGCCATACCGGAGATTATCAGGCAATTACCGGCAATCATCTCCGCAATTGTCACGGCTCTGAGAAACGCACTGCCACAATTTGCTGATATTGGCCGAGAAATTGTGAAAGGTCTTTGGGAGGGCATAAAGGGTCTTGGTAATTGGTTAGGTGACCAGGTCAAAGGATTCTTCGGCAACGTTGTAGGCGGGATCAAGAACTTACTTGGTATCAGATCTCCCTCGAAAGTTTTCGCTGATATCGGTGAAAACATGGCTGCCGGTATTGGTGTAGGCTTCGGCGCCGAGATGAAAAAGGTCAAAGATGATATCAAAGTGGATGTGAATTTTCCGGATCCAAATCCGAGACCAGCTGCAGGAGGGGGTGGGTTCGGTGGTCAAACCATCATTATAAACAATCCAATAACTCTTGATGGCGAAGTGATTACTCGTTCAACCTCTAGACACCAAGCCAACAATAATCGCGGACAAGCTAGGGCTTTGGGGGTGGCTGTATGACGAAAATTAAGTTCCATGATGCAGATCTCAATGAGCTAGCCACTCTCAATGCTGCTTTGTCTGCTGTGAAAACAGAACGACTGAATTCGAACAATACACTGGACTTTTCCTGCAGGGTTAAAGGAACTGCTGCTACATACCTAAACGAAAACACAATTTGCTCACTCGATGGTGACTATTACGATGTTGCCTTCTTCAAGAGTGCACAGCAAGCTAACGGTCAATTGCTTTATGATGTTCAGTGTGAGCATATCAGCTACCGTCTAAACAATCCGGATTTCAATGTTGAATACTTCACTATGACAGGTTCTCCAACAGCGATTCTGGGGGCAATTCTGGCTGATACGGGTTTCTCTGCTGGGACTGTTGAGTTTACGACGGCGATAACAATCTCACTTCAGGAAGCGGCATCGAGACGTGGACTGTTGATGTATCTAATTGCACAGCTAGATGGAGATTTAGTCTGCAATGGCTTTCAAATCTCGATTGTTGAGCATCGCGGATCGGCTACACCGAAGCCTTTGGTGGTTGGGAAAAACGTTACTGTTGTGTCTAAATCCGTTAATAAGCGAAACCGTGATAGCCAGGGCAATCCAATCGTTTCTTATGCTTGCGATGTGTATAAGGGAACGGCATTGGTGCTTGGAGATGCTGTTACGCTGGATTATGACATCCTCGGCATCGATGCGACCTTGCGTGTTATGGAAATCAGCTATGATCCATACAATCCGGCTAACGTAAGCATAGAGGTTGGAAACCTTTCTGATCGACTTGAGGACGATATCTACAGGATAGAGACAGAAACGGTGGCCAAGAACAAGACTTACTATGGCACTCGAATCGGTCCTGAAATTGGCTTCGAAACCATTAGGAACGACAAAAAAGCTCGTTCTATCATGAATGCTGATATGTTCAAAATGCAGAAGGGGGACGGCAGTGGGACAAACTGGACTGATGTTTTATATTTTGATGCTGTTACAGGCGAGTATGTGTTCGATGGCAAGCTCTCTGCCGGGTTGATTTCAGCTCTGGAAGCCGAGTTCGATGTGACCATTTCTAACACGGTAATTGTCAACAATTTGACCGCTGCAAAGGGAAACATTGCTGAATTAACGGTTGATGAGCTTGATACTAGTGACAAGGTCAATAACTACAAAGCTGACCCACAAATTGCTTCGGATGTAAACTACATTCATATTTACGATCAAGTAATGGCTTGGGTTACTGCTAAGAAAAAAGAAACAGGAACTTTGCCAGTGTATAGTCGTAGCGGTCTTCAACTATATTGGACGGACGAAACCATGACTGGTGTAACAGAAGAAGCTAACGCGTATCCTGTAACCACGTTTGACTATGATATGTTCCAAAAGCTTAAAATATACTTTGATGAGTCCGACAGTAACGTACCCATAATTGAGATGGGTGTTGGTATAGGAGATCCTTTATATCCAGAGCGCGGTCGCGGGTTTATCAGCAAGGACGCCAACGGGCTACTGCTGAAGTACATCGACACAGAAGGAGACGAAGGAACAATCCGGATAACCGACTTCGTGGATGCCAAGCAGCGGCGACTTAAAAGCTGCGCGATAAACAAAAGCGCAGGAACCATTACGCTGGGATTTGAAGGAACAGCAACGACCGTAACAATCACATACACGGAGAGCGCATCCGGAATGAGCTTCACATGGCCGGACGGATACAACGCCACCGTGTCGATTAGTTAGGGGGTGGAGAACTATGTCATTAACAGATGCCGACCGGATGCAGATGGCACTGATGGCTGTGATGAGACACAACGTGGTGACTATCCGCGAGGAGGACCCCGGGCCAGAGCCCGGTGGCGGTGGTTATTTCGGAGAGATTGAAGCGCTGCTAATCAGCGAACCGGAAGTTGTAGAACCGGCTATATACGCGCCTCAAATTACTGTTTCAGTAACTGAGTTGCCAACCGTTGTGACAGTATCCGGGACTTGGACTTACAGCGCGTATTTACAGCTATAAAAAGGAGTGATTTTTTTGCCACAAGGCATAATTCGCGAAGGCTTTACTTGCGACTTTACGGTTTACCCTTTTGGAGACGTTCGTGGTAGGCAGGTGGTAACCAGAGCATTTGCAGACCGCCTCGTAGCAACCGGGTTGTGGTCGATATTTGACGAATCGATCCCAACAACAAATTTTACGAGTGATACCACATATTATAGAATCTGGCTTAAATTTGGAAACAGTAGCCGATACTTTAGACTTCAGGTTCGAGGAGGGACCAATGCTAGCAACTTGAATATGGACATAAGTCTCCTACAAACAAATAGCACAACGGCTGTGCTCGTGCCCGGCTCTGCTACTGCACTGTGCCACTCAACTCTGGGATATACCCGTCTTGGACTTCAGACGATTTACGGCCCTTCGTGGATGATATTTTTACCCATCTCGTACGGGCTAAACTACCAAGACCCAACAGTCGCAACATATCCGATCTGCGTTCAAACCTTTGAAGATTTCCTAGCCACCGAAAACACAATGGAGGGGATTTTTATGTGGAGCTCACAGTCCGGCCAAGCATCTATGTCCGGTGCATTAACCGGCTACATGTATGTCGACGGCATCGAATATACCGCTCTCCCCGGAGCCTCCTATATACCTCCCGCTAATCCAAACATAGAGCTTATGGCTCCATCATTCGGACCCAATGGGACGAATTGGAGGCGAAAGGATGTATACGGGTTCAGCAATAAAATCGGGGTGGTTGTAGGTTCGGTCTTATCTATAAACGACCATTACTTCATGTTAATGAGCAACTCGCTTATCGCAGATTTGGGAGCTATACCATGATCATCTGAGAGGAAAGGATATTGATTGCCAATGGAGATAGTGTTTAAAGAGATTACAGGTTATGCTGAAAAGACATTTGCTGGGGTTAAGCCCTTCTTAGCAGCTGTAATCAGCGCAGCGTGCTATATCATGTTCCCAGATAAGTCAATGATGATAGCGTTGTGCATGGTTCTGGGGGCAGCTATGATCGATATCATCACCAAATGGGTAGCCATCTGCAAGAGAGCAGGTGGCTATATTAATGCCGTAAAAAGCGGGAAGTTAAGCTCTAAGGCAATGTGGGAAGGGACGAGGATTAAAATCTTCTCTTACCTCATTGTCGCAATCCTCACCGGGATGGCTTACCGTATAATCTATTTACAACAGTTTGGTATGGTCTTGGCTACGTTTGTCTATGCGATTATGTTCCTGCGTGAGTTTGAAAGCAATGTTGAAAACTTATGTGAAGCAGGCTCGGATTTAAGATGGCTGCTACTTTTTACACGAAAGAAAAACAAAGAGATTATGCGCGAATACACCGAAGAAACAACTTTAAAAGGGTTAAATCAGAAGGATGGTGAGAACGATAGTAGAGTCTAACCTCAAAAAGCTAACAGTGATCAAGGGGCATACACCAAGCAATAACTATGATGGCTATGACCCACATAGGCATTGGGAATTGTTCAACATGCCTGTAAGTGATTATCTTGAGAAGGTAGTCAAGCAACGAGATCGTATTTTCCCACCAGCTGATATGAAGGACTTGGTGTTATCACCTTGGCAGGTCCCATGGATCCGCGAAAACGTTCAAAAAGTTGGTTATGATTTTCTTCAAAAAGCAGATCCGATTCACAAGGATCTTTATGCCTTTGGTAGCATTCATGATGGAGTTGATGGTCAGCATCTCTTGGAGGGTGGCCCGGGTGTATTCGTTAAAACTGTTAGATCAGTTTATCATAATAAAGCTGGTTATAATGCGACTGCAGATATTTATGAGATTCAAATGGATTCAGTTCTCGAGCTCTGGGAGGCTCAACTAGGATTCGCAGCACTTGAGGAGTTCAATAGATTAGACTTAGTCCAAGATCTAATGAAATGGAAAAAGACCCTTGAACAGCCGGTTGAGCAGTGGTTGTTTTGGGAAATATTATTACGATTTATGAAGAAATACATGAAGTAGAAAGGAGGTGCACACATGCAAATTAACTGGATACAGAAGCTCACTAGTAGAAAATTCTGGGCAGCAATCATCGGCTTTATAACCGCAATTATGATTGCTTTCGGCATTGATGATCTGACTATTGAGCAAGTGGTAGCCTTGATTACAGCATCTTCCACTCTAATCGCTTACATCATTGGAGAGGGATTAGTTGATGCTGCAAGGTTAAACGCGGAAGTTTCTATGAGTGAAGAAGTAAAACAAGGTTAATTAACTAAACAGAGCAAAGTAACAGCCCCGGATGCCGTAATTGGTGTTCGGGGCTGTTTGCATTGAGGGCGTGGTTTATTGTTATAGACACCTCCTCTATAACGAATAATATTTAAGAATTTATTCGTTCCTTATAGACTTATGTAGCTTTCTGTGGTAAAATCTTTCGTGAACGCGAAAGGAGATTTTCTATGATAGCAGAAAATGTACAAACACAGGCCTCAATTAATTGGTTAGGTAGTCTAGCAGCTTTTTCAAATATAGCTTTACTTATTTTAACGTTCATTTCAGTAAAGTATGCATATCAAGTATATATACATCAAAAGGATAGAGCAAAAAAAGACGCTTCATGTTCATTGGCAAAGTGTTTTGCAGATTACATAATCGATCAAATTACCTTTATTAGTAATTGTTTGCGAGCTTCGGAATGTACAAATATCATAGAGGAGATCTTTCCTATTAATTCCTTAATATTGTTTGACGAAGGTGAACTTTACGAGCTTACCAAAAACAACAAAGAGAACTTTGAAAAATTGAAATTAAAAATGGATTCCATGGACCCGGTATGCATTGCGCAAGCAATGCTAATTGATGCTAAGACTTTCCAGGAAGCAAAGCAAATTAGAGATCATATAGGATTGATGATGCTGGATGATACAAGTATGATTACAAAAGCTGCACAAAAATTGGGGGAAAGAGAATTAGGGCTGCTACGGGAGGAGAAACAACTACTAGAAAGTTTTTACGCATTCAAATATGATAGTGTTTTAACCGAACTTCAAAACAGATTGGAATGGTTTGCATTGACATGCAGATATGGATTAGCTGATGAAGAGATGATTTACCAATCACTACATACGGTTTTCTTACACACTGTATGGAGCGTATCATATTATATCAGCATAAGGAATGTTAATGCCGATGACAAGTTATATACCAATATTATATGGTTATTCAACCATTGGAGGAACAGATCAATTGAGATAAAAGAAGGAATAAAATCTAATGAACAAGCCGCTGAAGAACAACTTAAAAAGGTAAAGCGAGGTTCTAGCACTGGATATGCTGGAAAATCATTAGATTAGTTCTTGACATTGCTACGCTTAAGATGTAATATATAAACGTATAGACACTTTTGAAGGGAGCGATGAAGATGTGGATACCATCAGTTGAAGCGTTAAATCCTATTAAAGCCATCAATGAAATTGTATTGAAGGAAAAAAAGAATGAAGAGTTGAAGAAACCATAAAATTGTATAATGTTTTAAAGCAGCTAAACCTTAGCTGCTTTTTTATTTGGTTGTCCACATTTTGACCACGGGTTTTCTCTTTTCACCGAATATTTAACCTCATCAAGCCTCGAATTCGAGAAGAATAATATAGTTAAACATCGTAATGCGGTAGAGTCAAACCATGAAAGGGTCTAAAATCCCACATTCTAAATGGATATGATGTAGGTTTCCTAGATTAGCTTAAGCCTTATAAGTACATAGTAACCGCCCACTTGCGTATGAGATACGCCGGTGGGCGGTTTTGCTGACGTTTGTTGTTTAATTACTCGCTGTTTCTCTCTTGAGATAATCTATGCCTTGCTCTTGAAAGTCCTTGAGCGAGGAAAACTGTTTGTCAACCGTGTTCGTAATCTGGCTCTGATTAAAATCAGATAAGTTAGAAAAACTTTCATGAATAATCAGACTACGAAACATCATGCGGTGTTGTTGAAATCTCAAGCAAGTGATGACTACTTTGGAAGCCTTGGCGTCTTGGTTTACTCCAAAAATGTAAATTGGCTTTCGAATCATAAGTGCGTAATCAACAGTTAAATCTGTTTCTGGTGTTGGTGTAAAGCTTTTTTTAATTTCGAAGTTAAATGTAGGACCAATCTCTTGAATAACAAAACTTTCCAAATGCTCGTAAAACAGAGATTTCTCAGTTTCCCGTTTATATAGGTCAAGGCTGCTGACCTTAGTTAATGCTTGAACAAATTGATATAATCCAAAATTGAACTGTTCAATCCTTAAATCAAGAAATATATTACCATCATCGATATTGCATCTATTCTGCTCAATTATACTATTAAGGAGTCTGACTCTATTCTTATTTGTTAAATCTAAATCATAAGAAAGTTTCATTAAGGTTAAACCATAATCACTTAACCTAATATAGCTATTACCGAGAGGTGATTCCTCAACAAAAACATCAAACATATCTCCATCTTCGTGAAAATAGGGGAGTAACACTTTGTAGATGTTTGTTCGTTTCTCTCTAAACTCAATTGTCGGTACTTGATTTTTCAAAAGATCAAGAGGTAAAGGCAT